ATCATAACCGCCATTAGTAGAATACAATGCCTGATAGCCAACAGATGTATTGCGTGTGGAGTTTGTTCCTGCCCCACTATAAGATGCCTGATATCCAACAGCAGTGTTGCGGCTGGCGGTGGTGTTGGAGGTAAGTGCAGCATAACCAACCGCAACGTTGCTTGAACCTGTAGTATGGTTCTTGAGTGCTTCATAACCTTGCGCAGTGTTATTTGCACCCGTAGTGTTGTTTTGAAGGGCACGTCTACCTACGGCAACATGTCCATTAGCTGTGGTGTTGCTAGTTAATGCATCTGCGCCAACGGCGGTGTTTTGTTGGCCTGTGGTGTTTAACCTCATAGCACCCTGACCAACCGCCACGTTATAACTAGCATTGTTGGTATATAGAGACTCATATCCGATAGCTGTATTAGAGCCGCCTGTTGTGTTACTATACCCAGCACTATAGCCCACGGCAGTGTTATTACCACCTGTGGTGGTGCTTGATAGGGCCGCATACCCCAAGCCTGTGTTGTTCCCCACTGTAGTTGCAGATAGCGCAGAATATCCAACCGCTGTGTTATTGTTACCAGATACGTTTGCATCTAGGGCGTAGTTACCAATCGCAACATTCAATGCACCTGTGGTGTTCGCACCTAGCGCAATGTAGCCCATAGCCGTGTTGTTATGGCCTGATGTGTTGTTCGTAAGAGCTTGCGTACCGACAGCAGTAACCTCACCACCTGTTAAGGCGGCATCAGCGGCAAAAGCTCCAATAGCAACTAAGTTATTAGCTGTAGTAATTCCAACCCCTGCATTTTTACCAACTGCCGTATTGTTTGTACCTGTTGTTGTTCCACCCAGAGAGTTTGAACCTACAGCAGTGTTACCTGTGGCTGTTGTCATCGCATCAAGAGATTGATACCCAACTGCTGTATTTGTGTTACCAGTAGTGTTATTAAATAGTGCCTTACGACCTACAGCAGTGTTATAACTACTCGTGTTACTATAAAGAGCCTGATAACCAACCGCAACGTTTTCAATACCTGTTACTGTTGAGTAAAGAGACTGATAGCCCACCGCTGTGTTTTCGGATGCGGTGGTGTTGTTCTCTAGCGCCCTGCGACCCAAAGCTACGTTGTTGGAACCAGTAGTGTTTAGGTATAACGCCCTTTGACCAAGTGCCGTATTTTCTGCACCCGTTGTGTTTGCAGTAAGTGCATCTTGGCCAATCGCTACTGAACTATGAGCATCTGTCGCAGCATCAAATGCGTTTAAACCAATAGCTACGTTGTTGTAACCAGTTGTTAAGCTAAGGCCAGTTGCGCTTCCCAAGAGCGTGTTTCCATTGCCCGTGGTCAAGCTAGAACCAGCAGTATTACCCAACGCCACGTTGTTTGTACCAGTAGGATAATTCCCATCCAGCTTGATCGTGCCGCCATCGACTGACAGGTTGCCAGCGACTGTAACATTACCAAAGCTTACGTTCTGTGTCGCACCACTAAGTGCAACTGTACCTGTAGCATCAGGGAAAGTAATAGTACGATCTGCTGTTGGATTAGTAAATGTTACAGTAGACTCGTTATCATCTGCGCTAGAACCCTCAACGATAAACCCTGCGTCACTCAAATACAAACCTGAAACAGTTGGACTTGTAAGTGTTTTATTAGTAAGCGTTTTAGTTGTACCTGCAAAGTACGTATCTAAAAGATCTACATCAAAGTAACCAATAGCTGAAGCAGAAGAGTCAAACACTGCTATACCATCGTTGTTAGCAATGGCTGTACTTGTGTCAATCGTAATGGCAGACACATCAGCTACAGCATTAAGTTCAGCGCCTGTAGCGTTAAGGCCTGACACGTTGTTAGAGATAGAGTTAATAGCTTGGATGCGGTTCTCTACAGCTAATGCAGTAGGTAACTCAGAGTTAGCTGAACCTGAGCCTACGCTAGTTACAATATCAGTCACACTATCTGATCCATCTGAAAGTGTACCAAATGTAATTGTACCTGTAGTAGTAATAGCGCTTGATCCATTATCAATAGAACCAAAGCCACTCGTAATACTACCGCTATTAAGAGTACCTACTGTAGTAACATTACTAAGCGTATCTAACGCACTCTCAAAGTATGTCTCAAAGTCAGTCAGTGCGACTTGCTTCATAGTGCCAGCGTCATTGACTACCACTCTGTCTGCATCTGCAAGTGTAGTAGAAGTAGCGGCTGTGTCGCCATCCATAATGTTGACTTCAGCAGCAGTAGCAGTTACACCTGTAAGGTCTGTAGTTGCAATGCTGATGTTAGCTGTACCGTCAAAAGACTGACCAGCAATAGTACGGGCAGTTTCTAAAGCAGTAGCGGTGTCTGCATTACCTGTAAGATCACCAGTTACATTACCTTCAATGTTAGCTACAAGCGTACCTGTAGTGATTGACAAATCACCTGTTGACGTACCCGTAAATGTACCTGTACCTACGGTAAACTTATCTGCACTTTCATCAAAACCAATGAATGCGTTAGCGTCACTACCACGTTCAATTACAATACCTGAGTCACCTGTAGCTGAACCTGTACGTCCGTTGCCTAACTCAATAAGCTGATCATCTACAGACAGGTTGTTTGAGTTAACTGTCGTAGTTGTACCGTCTACCTGCAAGTCACCTGATACAGTTAGGTTTTGTGATAAAGTTACGTTACCGTTAGAAGCAATAGCAATAGCATCTGTATCACTAGCTGAGCCAATATTACCACCATCACTGATAATTACATTACCACCCGTGATGTTACCTGTAGTTGTGATAGTGCTAGAGCCTGTATCAATTGAACCAAAGCCAGACGTAATAGAACCTGAGTTAAGAGCACCTACAGTTGTTGCTGCAGTTGTGACAAGATTAGGCATAGCTGTAATCTCATCGTCAAAGTACGCAGCTAGATCCGTAACAGCTACTTGTACCATCGTGCCGTTGTCGTTCATAACAACACGATCTGCATCCGCTACAGTTGTAGATGTTGCAGAATTATCACCGTCTAAAATGTTTATCTCAGTAGTAGTTACAGTAACGCCATCTAATTTGTTTAACTCTGCTGCGCTAGATGTTACAAGAGTGCCAGCAAGTTTAAGGCCATTAGAACCGTCATGGGATGCTACATCAAAGTCATAAGCACCATCAGCAAATGTAGTATTACCTGTAATAGTTATTGAAGAACCGTCTGCAGTAATACTGTCTAGTGCAATGTTACCAACGTTAGTAATGTTGTTGTCACCAAAAGAAGTAGCAGGTAACACAGTAGTACCCGTTGCTGTAAAGTCAGCAACAGTCGTAGCACCTGTTACATCTAAAGTGCCAGCGATTGCAGTATTACCAGTAGTATCTGCAACAGTGAATTTATTTGTATCTAAAGCTAAACCGCCGTTAAGTGCAGTTGCACCTGAGACAGTTAGGGAAGCTAAAGTTGTAGCACCTGAGGAACTAATAGTACTAAAGCTACCTGCGACTGCTGTACTACCACCAATAACTGTATTATCAATTGTACCTGCGCTTATCGTTGCAGTGTCAGCTATAAGAGCGTCAATGTTAGCTGTACCATCAATATACAAGTTACGCCACTCAGAGCCTACAGCACCCAAGTCATGCGTATCGTCAGCAGAAGGAAGCATAGCAGAAGCAATGTCTGCAGTAAATGTAACGGTGTCAGATGCAGCATTACCAAGAGTAGTATTACCGTTTACTGAAAAGTTTGATGTGATGGTAGCAGATTCGTGGACTGCTAGTGTATCAATGTAAGCAGTACCATCTAAGTACAGATCTTTAAACTCTAATGAAGATGTACCTAAGTCGATGTCGTTATCTGTGACAGGAACAATAACACCATCTTGTATGCGTATCTGCTCAACAGCAGCAGCGCTTACCTCTACGAATACACCTACACGATTGTTTGTTGTATCAATTACTACTTTATTGAGAGCATCCAAGTCTGCAATAAGCGGAACATATTCACCTTCACCTGTTGTACCATCGTGTTTATGACCACCAGATGCAGCAAAAGCATCACGGAGTGCGTTATACTCTGCGTTAATTGGGGCCGCACGAACTGTAGCGGTGGGGATGATGTCTGCTGTAGATTGTCTTACATAACCTGCCACGGTTTATCTCCTGTCTCCCAAGCCATATGTCATAGAAATAGCTTGTATTGTATGGCTTGCATTTTGATTGTCTGTAACGTAACTAATAGAAACAGACTTACCAGAACCAGATACATTAGTTAAAGCTTTAGGTGACGGGTTACCATCATATATATCACCTGAGCCGTAGATAGCTGTACCATAAATAGCTGCTGCACCTTCGGTAGAGAAACTATAAGTAGTAGGGTTTAAAGAATACACATCGTCATAGTCATAATATAAACCTACAAAGACTTCTGTGTTACCCTCTGATTTTAGATACGTATCTATCTTATAAACGATCTTACGTACTTCTGGGTCTTCCATATAAAAGTAAGGTGTTTGATATAAACTAAATATGTTGCTGCCTTCAAAGCTAGTACCACGTTCCTGTCTGTGTACTTTACCTGAACCATCTCCATGTATTACGTGCTCAAACTGACCAACGTAACCTGAAGCAACACAGTTAGCTTCAATACCAATAAGCTGACTGTATTCAAATATACTTTGTTTATTTTGTGACTTACGAATAGCGCCTATCAAAGAGAGAGAGCTATCATTCTTAAAGAAAAA